CAAAACTGGAAGAACAACTCAAGAAAAACAACTCATGGTTTGACAGAAATCGGGGAACCCTCGGTCTTCTCACTGGTTTGGTGATTGGAACTGGTGTTTCTATCGGCATTGTTCATGCGGTGTACCAGAGATGAAAAAGGATACAAATTATATCGCTGCGGTTGAAAAAGCTATTTCAGAAAAGTATGGAAAAAATACAGTTCAAGACTTTAGAAAAGACTGGAATGAGCAAAAGGAAAAAATATATCTTAACCAACTAAAGTCTCAAGTAAAAAAAAGTAGCTCTCTAAAATATAAAAAGAAGCAAAAACTAGTCGGGGAAATTGTTATATCAAAACCATCGACCGATAAAAAAACAGAAAGAGTCTGCCCAGTTTGTAAAACATATTCATTTTCATCTCAAGACGACCTATATATGAATAGATTTCAATGTTGTTATAAGTGTTATTTTGATTTTGTTGACCACCAAGAAGATCGCTGGAGATCTGGCTGGCGACCAAACGAAGAACAACTTGAGGCAGCACTTTTAAGGAGAAAGAAAAATGGCTAGTATACTCGACGTTGTTCAAGGGTTGGCTCAAGCGGCTTCAAACGCTTATGATGGCTACAAAAATATTGATGAGGAAATAGGTCTCAAGAGGGAACAAGGCAATCCGATTATTGATAGTCGTGTTATGGATGGTTTTGCTGTTCGTTTCTCCGCAGATAAACTAATCGTGACATATCACGGCGAGGTAACAATGAAGGAAGTCCACCCCAGAAA